GTACCAGCGGCGATCGTCACCAGGGTATAGCTGTAAGGAAAGCTCAATAGCCCTCCTAGAATCCGCCCATGATTCGGAATCCGATGGTCAACAGCAGTGGGCTGTTGCCAGTGGTAAAGTCTTGAGTAGCGGCCGAGATAAAGAGCCCGGTGTTAACAACGGCGCTCGCGGCCAGCTGGGCAGTCAGACCACCCGGCGTGAAGAACACCTCAGTCTGCGCCGCAGTGACCAGCGCGGCCGGAACTGCGGTCGCATGGGCCGCTCCACCGGCCGAACCATAAGTGATGCTGAGCGCGCCGCCGGCGGCGTAAGTCGCCGAATTGTACTTCAGTTCAGCGATAACGAAGTCCAGCACAATAGCCAACCCCGCGCCAGGAGCGCCCAACAGCGGCGCTGGTGTGGCGAGGTTAAAGGGAACGCTGTGCAGCGTGATGACGCTGGCGGTCGGAATGGTAATATTGGCAACCTGGAGAGCCCAGTAGCCATTCGCGTCCATATACTGCACATAGTTGAACTGGGCGGCCGGTTGGCCTGGCAATGCAGCACCCTTGACATACAGAGGGCCCCGCGCTGAATGCCCGGGCCCACCGGTCAGGACTATTCCCGCACCTTCTACTTTAGGCATGGCGCCTCCTTATTGGCCTTGATTTCCGATGAGGCCGATGTAGTTATTCCAGCCGTGCGATTTCTTGTACCGCATGCCCGTTACGCCGACTTCGGTGTCATCATCGGTCCAGGACTTCGTGTACGGCCGCTTTCTCCAGAACCAGACCAAGCCGGTTTGCTGCGGAGTTGCCGACAGGAACCAGGCGTTCGGGGTGGTCAGGTATCGCCAGACGAACGGAGTCGGGATACCGTCTTCAGCACCCTTCAGCGGGTTTACCGACCGATCGGCGGTCGTCGGATCGTCGCCGCTCTTGGTTAGAGCGTAGGCGATGAACCGATTCGAAGGATGCACGATCAGCTTCGATGGCGCCTCGTGAATGAACTCACCAGAGGGCCGCTTTTGCAGTTCGAACTGCGTCAGCGCCAACTGGAAACTGAGCATGTCCAGATCAGCGGCAGTCATCAGGTTCGATTGCACACCGCCGGCCTTATAGAGCGGATGGGAGGCCGAGAACAGCGCAACGCCGTCCGGTCCAAGGAATGAACCGCTAAAGCCATTGTTGAAGGTCGACACGGCGTCAAGTTCCTGCGTCTCAGCGCAGGACCAGCCCATGTCCTTGTGCGTGTTGCCGATTAGGTCCCACTTGTCGTCTTCCACCACATCTATCGTTACGGGCACGGCCAAGCCATACCGGGTGTGAACGAAGCTCGATTTGAAGCCCGGGACGGCCATGTCGCGCCGTACCGGCTCGCCCTCGGGTATCAACGCGAAGCGCGAAACACCGGAGACCTGCGAGAACTGCTCGAGCGATCGGGTCGAGGACAGGATATTGAAGACCTGCGGATACTGCGGAGGCCGCGACTTATAGCCGCGGTCGATGACCGTCCGCAAAGCCGGCAGCATTGAAGTGCCGTAGAAATCTGTGAAATTGCCAGTGACTTCCATGGTTTTCTCCCCGGCCTAGGTAGCCGTGACCTCCGCGTTTCTCAAATGCTTGTTGAACTTGATTTCTAGCCGCGCATTGGCGCCTAAGGCGTTGTCGACGGCGTTGTAAAGCTGGAGAATTCTGACGTCAAAGGTCGACGTTACAGCAATGGTGGACTCAACCAGTTGCACTCCGGAGTTGTCGCGCGTCACACCACCGCCCGCCACAGAGGCCACGTTCAGGTTTCCGTTGTAGCCCATGATGGCCGCGGTAATTCCGCCGGTCCCGTCGCCTTGGACCACAAAGAGTGCGTTCGGGTCGACGATTACCTGATGGTTGGCGAGCGTTGATGCCGGCGACCAGTTGAGAGATACTCCGAGGTAGCGGGTAGTCCCAGGCGTGATGCCGGATGCGGGGCCGTTCAGAACGCCAGCTAATTCCGTGACCGGGTCCCACCTGAAGATGGCTTGCCCATAGGCAGCCGCTTTTGAGAACTGCTCTGTCATGACCGCGGCTCCGGACTGGCCTCGCATGAGGGGCCGCAGACCGAACGGGTTATTTATGTTCGCCACAAAGGGACCTCCAGGCTGAAATCAATCTGATTCGCCGGATGTCCCGACCAGCAAGCTTGGAAGGTTTGGGGCCTTACGCTGCGCTCACTGTTATTACTGTATTGCCACTACCCTACAAATTCGTGCGTGAGATCGTTTGCAACCGCATCGCCCTGCTCTTGTGTAATGCCGTCGTACTCTCCGCGGCCCTGCCGGCGCACGTTTCGCTGCATGCGCTCCGTCATGAACTCGTCGGTCTGCTCGTTAACTTTGTCGATGGCGTTCACCATGGCGCCGCGGGCCTTTTCGGCGTAAAACTTGTCCGCGCGCTGAGCTGCAGTTTCGGAGACCGAGGCCAGGAACATGCCGCCGTGTTTGACACGCTCAAGCTTCCCATCCTTTTCGACCAGGACCGGCTCATACTGCAGCACGCCGCGCGTCATGCCTTCTCGATCGCACTTCTTTTCCGACATGAAGAGCCCGCGGCGTCCTTCGGGGAGGTTCTGCGCCATCAGAACGCGGAGCGGGTCGTTCGCTTCTTCAAGCGGCCGATCGGCTAAGAGATCATCACGATAGTGCTCGATGGACTTGTCGACGTCATCCCGCAGGATTTGCACGCGGGGGACCTGCTTCCCGGCATTGAACTCCGCACGTCCCTGATCGGTGTGCTCGTAGGGGATCAGTTGCACCATAGTTTCCGGAATTGGTACGCCGTTTACGGTCAGATTCGAGAATTTCACATCAGGCGCGGGAAATGCGCCCGGTTCGGCGATGAAGGGCTTGGATTCTCCTACGCCTGTGGATCGCGGAGCTTTAGTCCTGCGGCCGTGCTTAGCTGGGATTGGATCTTCGAAGGGTTCCATCTATCGGTGCCTTCCTACGGTCGTGCCGTTCTTTAGATTTGCGCGGAATCCCTCTTCGTTCGCCCCGAACCGCGAGAGGTTGTTGACGATGGTCCGCTGCGTCGGACTGAGTTGATCCTGCTCGCCGTCTTCCTCGGACGATCCAGCACCAGGCCGTTCGCCTTGCTGTAGTTCGATGCGTTGGCGCCGCTCATTCGAGTCCGGGGCTTGTCGCTCTTTCGCTTTGGCTTCCAATTTCAACTCCTTGTCTGCCATCCGAACGGCCGTGAGGAGCGCGCCGGGTGAGTTCTTGAGCGCCGGGTCATCGGCAATCATTTGCCGAAGATTGATAGCCGCGCGCTGATAGAGTTCGGTTTTGGCAGGCTGGCCGGCCGCAACGCGCTTTGAATCATCGATCAGATCCGGGTATTTGGCAAGCTCGGAGTCGACAGCGGAATAGCGCTGGTTCTGCTCGAATTTCTTGTCGACAGCCTTGAGTACCCGCGCCTCCACGCCCTTCATGTGTTCGAAGAGTTGCTCTTCAGTGATGACGCCGCGCTTCCAGAGTGCTTGCGCGCCTTCGATGCTGAGGTCGTTCAGGAGGGCCTCGGGCTTTTCTTCAGCAGCCGCACGCCGCGTCGGTACAGGCTCGGCCTCTTCCTCTTCTGGTTCGGGTTGCGGCTGATTCGCGCCGCGCGCTTTGTCGGCCCAGAATTGCTCCGAACGTTTCGCTTCCTCAAGGTTGGCTTTGGTGCTAGCGAGATCCTTTTCGAGTGCGCTTATGCGCTTCTCTGTCTCGCTCGGCTCAGCGGCCTTGGCCGGTTTGGCTGGTTCGTCTTCGCCGACTACATATGGCGCGCCAGGATCGACTTTAGGGGCGGTGGCAGCGCCGCCCCCATCTGTGGCGCGGTCGGTCAGCACACCACGAGAGAATTTGTTGAACATGAGAATGGTTTATTGCCCGAAGACTTTGCCGGCGGGGGCTTGATGGGGAAGTTCAGCGACTTGACCGCCGACTGTACCACTCCCAGTTGAAAAGGAGCCGCTAACGTTCACCACCATCGGCGCGGGAGTTGGTGCGGGAAGCCCGTACTGCGCCGTTGCGTCTTGGAGGCTCATCCAGGGCGACATCTGCCCGCTGGCAGTATCAAGGGACAGTTGCGTCTGGAGCTGGAACGGCTGCCCAGCCATCGCGAACTGGTTGAACCATGCGATAACGGCCTCGCGATCCTGCTGCGGGTTGTCTGTTCCGCCCTGCCCAATGTTGTAACCGGCAACCGTTGCTTGCGTCGGATCGATGGTCTGCTCGAAGGCGTTCAATTGCGTGTCCAGGTCTTGCGCCCCGGTCGCCGTAATAGTCGAAAACGTCATGATTTGTCTCCTAAAATTCTGAATTGCCAATATTAGTTCGATGCCGGAGCCGCGCCGGGCGAGAACCAGAAGGAAAACCCGAACGGCGTTGGGACCGCGTGAAACACGAATGTTCCCCTGGGATCTAGATCATAGGGGGCGCCGTCCTTGATCGTGCCTGCCTTAAATGCCGCGATTCCGGCTGGGGTTACCGCAAAATAGCCCGCTCCCTCGTCGATGCCAACATAGTCCGTCGATGGCGGCGGCGGAGGTGGCGGAAGAGAGAAAGGC